AGCCGGCAGGTTACAGGGCTATTGGATACGTGATAAACATCCGGGCGAGTCAATGCTTGGTTACGGCATCAAATACACAAGCAGTTTCGTTTCAAAAGACGAAATAAGCCTACATTTTGAAGACTTAAGGGCTGGCCAACGGATGGGTATTCCGTTTGGCACCGCCGCAATCCTGACTCTTCGGGACATGGGAGACACAAAGATTGCGCAGCAAATGAAGGATAAGATCTCGGCTTGTTTCTTTGGTGTGACCAGCGACAGTGACGGCCAGAATAATCAGGTTGATGATGATAAGGTTTTTGAGGAAATTGAGCCAGGAATGAACTACAAACTTCCGCCTGGCCGGTCGTTTGAAGCGTTCACACCGCCAACCTCTGGCGATTTTTCAACCACGCAAAAGCTCTACGCCCATGAAGTTGCCGCTGCCTACGAAATCACTTACGAGGCGTTGACTGGCGATCTTTCAAACGTCAACTACAGCAGCATGCGAGGCGGCTGGCTGGAGTTTTCGCGGCGCGTCGCTCACCTGCGTGGAAACATCAGCTACCCCGGAATGTTGACGCCTGTCTGCAGGTGGCACGATGAATTGGCGCGGGCGTCTGGCCTCCTGAAGGGCCCTCGGGTGATGTGGTCGCACACCCCGCCGCGCCGCGAGATGATGGATCCCACCAAGGAGATCCCGGCGCTGGACAAGGCGGTTCGGGCTGGCATTATGAGCCTGGCGGAAGTTCACCGCTCCTACGGCTACATCCCCGAGCAAGTGCTCGCAGAGCGCGAGAAAGAAATCAAGGAAGCTCGATCCAGGGGAATCATGCTGACGACGGATCCCGGCGCTGAGCAGTTCTTCTCAGGCCTCCAGCCAGCCACTCCGCCTACAATGCCCACAAGCAATTCTCAGCCATGAAGTCGATCTTTCTTTACGGGGACATCGGTCTCGATGTGAGTGTCCAGGATCTGTCTGCCCAACTTGCTGAGGCGGGAACCCAGGACGTCAGTATCAACGTCTTCTCCTATGGCGGGGATGCTGGCCAGGGCCTGGCGATGTTCAACCTGCTGGAGCGGTATCAGGGCCGGGTGACTGCCTACATCGATGGCGTGGTTGCCAGCGCTGGAACCCTGCCGGTGATGGCGGCCGACCGCACGGTGATGCCAGCAAATGCCCTGATGCTGATCCACGACTGCTGGAGCGGCGCACGCGGCAACGCATCCAGCCTCAGGCGCCAGGCTGATCAGCTCGACAGCTTCTCTGGCAGCTATCGGGATGCCTACGCCAGGCGTACCAAGCGCTCTGCAGAGGAGGTTGCCGCATGGATGAGTGCCAACAACGGCGATGGCACGTGGTTCACTGCTCAGGCCGCACTGGATGTAGGCCTGATTGACGAGATCTCCCCCCCGGTCGCGGTTCAGGCCAAGGCACCTGCACTGGATCCCTCCAGATTCACCGGTGAAGCCCTCCCGGAATCGCTGAAGTTTTGGGCGCAGGCTACACTGGCACAGATCGAAGCTCCGCCAATTCAAATGAGCAAGCCATCTCAGGCCGGGGGCGAACCGGCCGCTGTTGAGCCGCAAGCGACCCGCACGCCTGAGGCTGCTGTCGCTCCTGTTCAGGCATCCGCCCCGCCCCCAGTGGCCCCTCCTGTCGCATCTGGCGGGGAGCTGGCCGAGCTGGCGAGTCTTCGCCGCGAGAATGACATCCGGGCCGCCGCTGCCCATACCAACCTCCCTCCAGACAAGGTGCAAGCGCTGATCGATGGCGGCTTGCCCATGGCACAGGCGGCCATTGAGATCGTCAAGGCTGCAGCCGCCGCATCTGATGCACGGGCCCCCCTGGCAGGCCACCCCGCCCGCGTGCAGGTGACGCGAGACGCAGGGGAAAACGTCAAAGCCGGCATCCAGGCCCGCATCGAGCACCGTCTCAAGCCCGGTTCTGTCATGCCTGAAGCTGCCCGGCAGTTCCGTGGCTGCAGCATGTTGGACCTGATTAAGGCCTCCATGGAGATGTTTGGAGTCAACCCGGTTGGGCGGAGCAAGTCCGAGTTGGCCGTCTGGGCGCTTCACTCCACCAGTGATATCCCGTTGCTGCTTGAGAACGCGGCAAACAAGACGCTCATGCCTGCCTATGAGGAGGAACTTCACACCTGGGGGGCCATCGCTCTGCAGCGAAACCTCCCGGACTTCAAGGACGCAAAGACTTATAGCATTTCCGCTGATCTGATTCCCAAGGAATTGAAAGAGGGCGGTAAATATGAGTCCGCGACGATCTCTGAGAGCCGGGCATCTTGGCGTCTTTATACCTACGCCAGGCAAATCATTTACTCTCGCGAGATGATGATCAATGATGATTTGTCTGCGCTTGAGGAAACACTGCCCTTGTTCGGTCGTGGTTTCCGAAGGTTTGAGTCCAATATGATCTACCAGCTGATCACTTCCAACGCAAACAGCGCTGAAGATGGTCTGCCGTTGTTTGACGCCTCGCACAACAACACGGGAACGGGTGCCATTTCTATTCCTTCCATCTCCGCTGGCAGAAAAGCCATGCGCAAGCAGACGGATCAGGCGGGGACCAAAATCAACCTTGAACCCGGTTTCTTGATGGGTCCGTCGGATCTTGAGGACGAGATTCTTCAATTCCTCTATCCAAACGGTTACGCGCCTTCCGCGCTGACTGGTGCAAATGGTGTGCATCCCTATGTCGGGAAAATGCAGCCCATCGTCGAGAGCCGTCTCGATGGTTCTGCCACTCAGTGGTATCTGGTTGCACCGAAGGAGCGGATTGCCGGAATCGTGTACGGCTACCTGGAGGACGAGCCAGGCCCCAATCTGACCAGCGAAACGCTGCGCGATCCTGACGGGATCAAGTTCATGGCCCGGATTGACTTCGGTTGCGCAATCCGCGACCATCGCGCCTTCTTCCGCTCCAGCGGAACCTGATTCACCTATTCACCCTGAGCTGACTTGCCATGAAAAATGCAGTTTATCCGGGAGATTGCTCCCTGCCGCTTACCGCACCCTATGCAGTCGCATCGGGTGGAGCGGCGCTGATCGGCGCCATTGTGGCGGCCTCGGTTGTCGATCTGGCTTCCGGTGCCGTCGGCACATTCATGCTTGACGGCACCTACACTTTTCCCAAGAGCACCGGCACCGGCACCGGAGGCGCCCAAGGTGCCAAGGCCTACTGGGACAACACCGCGAAAAAATTCACCGCCGTCTCCACCGGTAACACCCTGGCGGGCATCTTCTCTAAGACCTGCACTGATGCAGCCACCACCTGCGAGGTGCGACTCAGCGGGGTTCCTGGCTGATGGGCTGGGCCACCCTATCGGCAGCGGCTGATCAGGTGGCTCAGCGGCACCTGGGGGGCATTGAGTTCACATGCAACGGCGTCACGGGCACCGGCTTCCTGCTCCGCAGGAGCCGCATGGTGCTCGATGACGAGATGGTCACCATTCGCTGGTTTCTGACGGCCCTGACGTCGGAAGCCAGCGGTTTTGCCTATGGCGACGTGCTCACAGCTCAGGGCCAGACATTTCGAGTTGAGATCCAGGCGCAACCTTTCGACGACGGGACATGGTGCGAGGTTCTCCTCAGTGATCCCATCACAGTCACCCCTGAGCCCGTCATCACCCTGTTTTTGACCACCCCAGCAGGCCAGCAACTGACCACCCCAGCAGGCATCCCCCTGATCGCGATCTGATGGCAGTTCAACCCGGCTCGATCTCCTCACAGCCCGCAGCGGGCACCCTGACCGGGGGCGAGCTGTTGCCCCTCGATCAGGACGTCGGCTCACCGGTGGCGGCCACGGCGCTGACGGTGGGCCAGGGCTACCGCATTGTGAGCCTCGGGAACACCAACTGGCAGACCGTCGGCGCGGGAGCGAGTGCCGCGGTGGGCACCGTGTTTTCGTGCGAAGCAGTGGGCACCGGCACTGGCACCGCTCAGCGTGTGGACTGCCGACGGGTCACGGCGCAGGCGCTGGCGGCCCTGGCGGGGGTGGCTGCTGCGATCCTGGCGCACGAGCAGGCTGCAGACCCCCACCCCGGCTACACCACGGCGCAGGAGCTCTCCAACGCCCTGCAGAACTACCTCACTACATCGGCAGCAGCGCAGGCCTACCAGCCGCTCAGCACGAATCTCACGAACCTGGCCGCCGTGGCCGGTCAGACCGCCTTTGGCCGGGCGTTCCTCGCGCTGGCGGATCAGGCCGGTGCTCGCGACTACGTCGGCCTGGGGCCTGACGACTCGGCCACCCTCACTGGCCTCACCCTGTCCGGGCTGGCCACCCTGCCGCACATCCACGGCAACCTGGCAGGCGGGCTCTATGCCCACGTCAAAAACCTCAGCGGCGGCGCGCTGGCAGCTGGCACGCCCCTGCGCATCACGGGCACCGTGGGCGACACCACCACGCTTCAGGTGGTGGCCGCGAGCGCGTCTTCGGCCGAGACGATGCCGGCCCTGTTCGTGCTGTCGGAGCCCTTGGCAAACAACGCCGAGGGCCATGCGACCCTGCTCGGCGAGATCACTGGGCTGAACACCGCCGGCATGACACCTGGGGCGCCGCTGTTCGTCCCTCCTGGCGGAGGCGTGCTGACCACCACCCGGCCCGCTGCCAACGCCCAGCAGGTGGCGACGGTCGGCCGGGCGCACGCCACCACCGGCAGCGTTCACGTCCTGCCCTGGCCAGTGCTCGGGACTGCTGCAGCGGCGGCAACTACGGACTTTGCCACGACGGAGGCGTTTTCACCGTCAGCTCCGGGCCTGGTGCCAGCCAGTGGAGGCGGTACCACTAATTTTCTCAGGGCTGATGGAACCTTTGCCGCCCCTCCAGGTGGCGGAGCAACCGAGATCGACGTACAGATTTTCCTGTCCAACGGCACATGGACAAAGCCCGCTGGCGCCGTTCTGTGCGAGGTTTGGATGGCCGGCGGCGGCGCTGGTGCTGGCAGTGGAAGGCGCGGCGCGGCTGGCACGGACAGGAGCGGCGGCGGCGGCGGATCTCACGCGGGATGCATTTATGTGCAGTTTAACGCTTCTCGGCTAAATGCTACTGAAGCCGTTGTAATTGGCGCACAGGGAATAGGGGGAGCCGCTGTAACGACCGACGACACAAATGGAATCAATGGAACAGATGGCGGCAATACAACATTTGCCGGAATGATCGCAGTCGGCGGCCTGGCGGGTGCTGGCGGGACGACAACCACAGGCGCGGCAGGCGCCGCCAGAGCCAGCAGCTGCTTTTTTCAAGGGTTCGACACTGCTTTAGCATCAACCACGGCAGGTACTGCCGGCGCTGTTGGTGCAGTCAGTAGCACCGCTATTTGCACAGGTATCAGATCAGGAAGTGGCGGCGGAGGGTGTGGCATAACATCCGCCAACACTCGAACCGGGCAGGGCGGCGCCAGTTTGGGTGTCACAGGAGTAACGATTGGCATTGTATTCCCCAGCTCGGGACCGATCACCGGAGACGGAGTTAATGGTGTCAATGGATCCATGTTCCGTTACTTCGGGACAGGGGGATCTGGCGGAAATGGAAACCCATCCGGGGCTGGCGGCAGAGGCGGAGACGGTGGCGGCTATGGTGCAGCTGGCGGCGGCGGCGGGGCGTCACTGAATGGATTCCCGAGTGGCCGCGGCGGCGATGGCAGCCCCGGCATTGTTGTCGTCATCACCACGATTAAGCCATGAGACGCATTGCTCACGTTGACACAGTTCAACGCATAATCACCAACGTCTCCCTGAGCGAAGATGATGCGCCCCTACAGCCGGGCACGATGCTTGAGTCTGACGCAATCGCGCAGGGGTTTACGCGGGTCAGTGATCTCGTTGAGCCTGAGCCCGACTTCGACGGCATGGCCACGGCGCTGCGGACTGAAAACGGCTTCAAATCCGCGTTTTTGCTGGCCTTCACCGAGGATCCCATGGCGGCCGGATCGCTGACGTCGCGGTTTGACGAGTTCAGGCGCTCGGGTGACTTCAGCCTGTTCTTGCAGTCGATACTGCTCGTGTTGCACGCTCTACCCTCCGAGCAAGCGGCCGAGATCGGCACAGAGTTCCTCGCCGTGGCGGTTCGCTGCCACATGCCAGCCGCCTTCCCGCAGGCGTTGCAGGCCGCCTTCAACGCCGATTAGAATTCCCCCATGGCCCCCACACCCCCCAGCCAATCAGCCGGGCAGAGCCAGGCACAGCCGCCGACGCAGGATCCGTGGCTTACCAATGCTCTGAGGTGGATTGCGGCTACCTCCGGGACGTTGTGCGTGATGATATTGGCAGGCCTTTACGGTGATTTTAAAGAAACGCGAGACAATCAGCTCAGGCTTGGAATTATAGTAGATAATCTTTCACAAGTAGTTTCAAAGATTCAAAGCGATGAAGACAAGCGGGATGTTAATTATCAAAGAGTGCTTGAGAAGCAGCAAATGCACCACCTTGCGATCCAAGAACTTCAACGGCGTAGTGGGCTGCGATGAACAACCATCTGCCCACCATCCTCCTCCTGGCGGGCGTCGCTCTGTTCGCGGGCGCCACGATCCCCACCGTTCACTGGCTGCAGTGCACCGCGCACGCTGGTGGCCTGGCGTGCTCCGGAGCCGCGTCAACCGCCCGTGAGAGCTGGCTGGGTGTGGCCTCCACCCTGTTGGGGCTGGCCTGGCAGGACCGCAGGGGGCAGCGATGAGCACGATCCACCTGCAGTTCAAGCAGGGCCTCGAAGCGCTGATTGCCGCGGCGCCAGGGATTGAGGCCTGCTACACCAACCGCCCAGGGCCTGTCGGCGAAAACGAGCCGAAACCCGTGGTGATCATCCGGGGAGACGTCGCCAGGGCTGAGGCGGACAATCAGGAGACCATGGCCCTGAAGACGCAGCTCAGGGTCTCGCTGTTCTTCGATCTTGTGGCGGGCGGGGAAAGCCTAGATGAGATCTCAGACCCGCACTGGATCACAATCAACAACATCATGCACGGCGGCGCTCGCGACCTACCTGGTGTTCAGGGCGTGGAGTTTTTGGAGCACCAGCCTGAGCCCGAGGGTGATGCGGGGCGGCTTGACTTGGTCTATCTTGTTACGCAGAGAACTCATCAGCTCGACCTCACCCGTGTCCCGCCGACATGACCATCCCGTGAAGAGCCCACGCGCGGAGACCCCGCCAGAGGACCACCCGCTGCCCACGACGTGGATCCCTGGCGGATGGATCTGGAGCCCTGAGGCGGGCGATTACGTGCCCGCCTCCCCCCAGCCCGAACCCATAGCGCTGCTGAGCCCAGCGGACACCACCACCACCGAGGAGATCACCAATGGCGAAGGCTGATGCCGTACTGCTCTACGTCCAGCCGGGGACCGTCTACGGAGAGGCGCGGCCCACCCTGCTGGGCAGTCATGCGTTGAACGTGTTCAACGTGGAGATCAACCCCCTCGAAGCCGACTCTGCCGAGCGGGAGCAGGCCGACTCCGAGGGCGGTCGGGTCACGAAGCCGCACGTTCACAACAAGCGAGCCTCTTTCTCGTTCTCTACCTACCTGGTGGGCAGTGGTGTTGCGGGCACCGCGCCAGCCTGGGGCGCCTTGGCGCAGGCCTGTGGAGCGACCGTAACTACGGTTTCGGGAACATCCAACACTTACTCGCTGGTTTCACAGAATTCCGCGATGGGGTTCTGTCATCTGCTGGTGCAGATTGGCCCCGAAAGGTTCTACTGCGATAACGCCAGGGGAACATGCGAAGAGACCTACGGGGGCGGGCTGCCCACCGCAAGGTGGACTTTCCAAGGCCTGGAAAGCACGCCCGTTACCGAAACGATTCTCGCCCCCGCCTACGCCAACACCGGCCTGGTTCGAGCCGTGGATGCGGTCAACACCCCAACCTTTGAGCTGGGAACGTCGCTTGCGCCAGTTGCACGCGAGTTCTCCAGTTTCACCTATAGCTGGGGCAACGAGCTGCAGCTCAGGAACAACGGTGGCGGTTCCCGTGAGGTGATGATCGTCACCGGCCTACCCACTGCCAGCGTGACAATCCGAGACACGGGCCTGTCGGATTACAACAACTTCAGCATTGTTGGAGATGAGACCGAACAGCGGCTGCGGATCGTTCACGGCCCGATCGGTTCCCGGATCTCGCGGGTGATCGCCCGCTGCACACTGGCGCCGGGCACCAGGGAGGCCGTGAATAACGAGGTTTACCAGACTCACGCCCTCAACATCATGCACGACCCCGGCGTGCGCAATTACTCCACCCTGATCTGCTCCTGATTTATGACATTCGATCTGCTAAGCAAAGCCGAAAGCTTCCACTGTGAAGTCCGGGGGCAATCACAGGGGACCCCTTTCTGCTTCCTTGCCGAATTTCGGGCCTACGAAACGGAGGCGGAAGTAGAGGCCGTCATGGAGCGAATCAACAAGATCCAGGAGGAAGGCGGCAGCACCAAGGAGCTGGCTGACAGCGTCCTGGCTATTGCAAAGGATCTCCTGATCCGTTGGGTCAATCATCCCGAGCAACCCCACCTGTGGATGCTCAGCGGGGGCGAACCCGTGGAGTGCACCCCTGAGCTGCTGGATGCCCTGCTGGGGCGCACTGGTGTGGCCTTTAGCGTGATGATGGCCTACCAGAAGCAGCGGTTTGAGGCGAAACCGGGAAACTCCGGGAGTTCGCGAGAGAATGGTTTTCCGGCCCCGCCCCAGCCGAGGAAGACCGCGCGGACATGAGGGCGGAGCAGCTCAACATGGCGCAGGAGCTGGGCGGCGACGAAACCGCCGAATCCCTGCGGCGCCAGTTCGAGGTGCTCGATCGACTGACCAGGGGGCCCGACGGCGGCCCACCACGCCCCCCCTGGCGGGGCCCGGCCAGCCTCTGCCGCAATGCACGGGGCGAGCTGCTGATCCTGCCCGAGAACCTGCCGGCTGTGCTTGTCTGGCTGCAGTGCGGCAATCAGTGGCATCGCGCCGGCATGGAGGGAGAGCGCGTGGCGCATGATGCCAGCGCGGCGCTTGAATACGCCCGCGCACTCCAGGAGGAGGATCCCACGGTCCGCCCCTGGCGGGTGGCGGCAGATGTCCAGGTGATCGCCGCTGAGGTGCTCGGCCTGATGAAGCTCGAGCGCTCACGACGGAGGCCCGCCTAATGGCGAACGATCTCGATGCCCTGCTGAAGGTCCAGGCCCGGGTCACCGGCCAGCAGGATCTGCGGGAGGCTGATGCCCTGCTGAAGCGCCTCGGCGTCAGCGCGGACAACTCAGCCGGCGGCATGAGGCGCATGGCCAGTGCCGGCAACGCCCTGCAAGGCGCCCTGGCTGCCCTCGGCCTGGGCGCAGTCGTCGCGGGCCTCACCGCCTACGGACGGCTGGCGCTGACGGCTGGCGAGGATTCCCAGTTGCTGGCCCTGCGGGTCAAGGCATTGGCGGAACCGCTCGGCGAGGTGGCGCGGCTGCAAACCTTCACGGCGCGGGCTGCGGAGCAGTTCACCCTTGGCCAGAACGACGCCGGCCAGGCCGTCACGGACCTCTACGGCCGCCTCCGCCCGATGGGGGTCAGCCTGGGTCAGATCGAGACCACCTTCATCGGCGTGTCAAAGGCGGCCCGGCTGTCGGGCCTAGGTGCGTTCGATGCCAAAGAGGCCTTCCGCCAGCTAGGCCAGGCCATGGGGAGCGGGCGCCTCCAGGGCGATCT